AGATGCGATTGCCTTAATAATGTTGGCAAGCGTCACAACAACGGAAGTGACGGCATACGCGATAATTCGAATTATTGTGTTAAATACAGTTTCTACGACACTTCGTAAAATGCCATGACTTTCCATGAGTTGAACAAAACTACCAAGAACATTTCTAATTGCTCCGAGTACAAATTTATACCAAGTCAGAATGGATTTAATAATAAAGTTGAAAACAAATTCAACTATTTGAGCCAAGATTGTGTTGTTGTCCATTAAGGATATGAAGCCATCCACAACAAACTTAATACCTTTTACAATGCCAATAAACACATTAAGAATAGTTTCCCAAACGAACTGAAAGACCGCCGCTATTACTTGACCGAAAGCGTTGTTGGTACTAATCAAAGAACCATAGGCAATTAACATATAGCCAAATGCTCTTAAAACTCCGCCTATAACCTTTCCAACTATTTTGGCAACAAAGTTAAATACCTTACTCATAACCTCACGGAACTTCTCAGAGTTTTTCCATGCGGCCGCGAAGGCGATAACAAGAGCAACTATCGCTCCAATAACAAGTCCGATTGGATTAAAAGCCATGGCTAGACTCAAAAGTTTGAAAGCCGTGGTCATAGCCGTGATGCCACCTGTAACTAACGCTGTGACTGTTCCATAAATAATAAGAGCAACTCTTTGAATTGCAAGCGCCGCGGTGACGAGAAGAATTTGTATTCTAAAAGCCGCGTAACCTCCAGCCACCGCACCAATAACAATTGCTAGGGTTTTGAAAACATTTATGTTATTTTGGACGAAACCAATAATGCTTGAGATTACTTTTGCTACGCCCTCAACTGCCTTGGCAAGAATCGCAATTCCGTATCCTGCGATAGTAGCCGCAATTTTTCCTAGTTGAACCAAAGGTGGTAACAATGGACTTAATGCTTGGAAAAGTTTGCCAATAGCCGCTCTCATCTGTGCTGAAGTAAGAATCATGGCGACCATGGCAACTGGTAGAACCCTCAAGCCTTGGAAGAAGTTTCCTAAAATTGGTAGGTTGCGCAATAAATCTCTACCTGCGAAAGTTGCGAATCCTGCTCCTACCGCCGCTATGACGGGAAGAATAATTTCCATTTGGTCTGCGAGACCGACAATACTTATTTTTGCTTCATTAAGGGCTGTGATTTTATCTTTCAATCCTTTGACAAAATTTGTAACTGGAGTCGTAATTTTGACTAGAACTGTTTGTAGCGCGGTCAGCGTATCTTTGAAAGCGCCACCTGCGCCAAGAGCCTTGATAAAGGCTTTATATGTTTCATAAGTTTCATAAATTAGAGGACCAAAGGCTTTGAGTAATACTCCGCCAACTGCTACTTGCAACTCGTTATGTAAACGAGCAAAAGAACGCAAAACTTTACCTGCGGTGGTCATCGATGCTTCGTAAGTACCAGCAACTCGAGCGCCTTCTTTTAGCACCATATTCATGACCGCTGTTTGTTTTTCTGTGTAACTTAAATCTTTAGCCGCTTTTCCAACTGAAGCCGCGTATTGGGCATAAGCCTGACCAGCAGATTTTTGAATACCAACAGATTTCAGAACTTCACTTCGACCCGTAACAATTGCGTGAGTCAATCTATCGAAAGCATCGGTTGAATTCATCGCTCCGATAACAGCAAGGTCTTGAGCAACTCGAGCAACATCAGCCGCTTTTGCTAGTTCAAGATTATTTTGAGCAAACTTGAGAGCGGTTTTTTGAGCAACCGCCATCTCAATACCATTGTCTTTAATTGCGAGCGCCGCATCGTTGAGAGCCTCATAGCCAACGCCAGTTGAATGACCAACTGCTTGCATTGCAACATCTAATTCTTCAACTCGAGACGCCGCTTGGAACGAGGCTCTTGAAAATGCAATTAGCGCCGCTCCCGCGGCTCCAACGCCAACTCCGATACCAACCATGGCACTACGAAGTTTGGTAGATGATTTAGAAAATTCTTCAGTAGAACGACGGGCTTGTTCCATCCCCCGTGTGAACTGAGCCGTCTCAGCGGTGAGGCGAGCGCGGACTTCCATTGTTGGAGCCTCTGCCATTTATCGCCTCGCTTTCGCTCTTCTTTCTGCTTTTTCTTGTTCTTTAGCGCGTAGATTCCATAGGGCAGTCCACTCAGTCAATTCCATACTGCTAAGTGGGCGGTGGCTCTCACTTCCGTAAAGAAGTTCAGCCACCGTCCGACCTAATTTTTCCGCTAGTTCGAAAAGAAACCTTCGCTCAGGATTCTTGAGGAAATCGCGCCGTTGCTTGGTCTACCGCCTTGTCAGTCAATCCCGAATATCCGAGAGCCTTGGTAGCAAGACGCTCGATTACAGCACCACTCTTTGAAAGAATGGCTTCACGGTCATTGTCTGTAAAAACAGGCAATCCCGTTTCAGGGTCGTATATGCTGGCAACAACTGTCAGCGCATACATCAGACCAACATTGGTCTTATCACCGACCATGGCACCTTCGCCTAATTTGGCGCGTTCTGCCGCGGTCATGGCGCGTACTTCAACTGAGACTCCCCATTCGGGAACCTCGACTATTTCTTTAGCAATATCATCGGCGCTAAAGATTGTTTCGCGTAGGGTCATTTCTCTCCTTGGACACTAGATTGATGGGTCACGATTTATTAAGTTGTTATTTAATTGTTAAGCGTAGGTACCGCGTGTAACGGCGCCTGTTACCTGAAACTCTGCTGAGTAGGTAACGACATCTCCGATGGCGCCACTCTTCTCATAAGAAGTCAAAATACATTCACCTGTGTACTTGACTAGACCGTTTGTTGAACCTTCAGGACCGTACTCGAATGAAAGTGTAGCCGCTTGACCTAGAACTCCAGCCAAGTGAGCATCAACTGTTGCATCAAAATTTCCTGAAACTGAAACTGTTGCGTCGCTTAATCCGACGATGTAGGTCTTGGCGGAATCTCCGAAAGCGGAAGTTTCAGCGGTGTCTACTGAGCGTGGAAAAGAAACATCTGTAAGTGTATTGCTAATATCGGTAAGTGAGCCACCTGAGTTATCTACTTTGAATACGGTGGATTTACCATGACGAAATGTAGGCATTGTTTTTTACCTCCTAGTAAAAGCCACCACAGGGGTAGCCGAGCCTGTTGAACCTGCGACTGTGTAATTAACTCGCAGGTATCTGTTTACTGTTGTGCCAGCCGCAACTTCGATTTTCTGTGAAGTTTTGGTCGTGCTTGAAACCACGGTAAAGGTAACCAAGTCAGCAAAAGTTGAATTATCTGCTGAGTGTTGGATTTTTACTGTGATATTTCCGTTGCGTGTATTTACTGGAACGGATAAGAAACCTGCTCCACCATTGGTGGATGAGGCTCCGTTATCTACGCCTGTTCCAGTTCCAGTCGCCGAAATCGCCGAACCTGAGGAAAGAATCTTTCCGTGTTCAACTGCGTCGGATGATTGGAATTCTGCACTTACTTGAACAACATCCGCGATGGCACCTGATACCTCGTAGGATGTGTCGTCGGCTTCTAGCACGATTGCCCCTGCTCCAACTGAATTACCTTCAGGAGCGACAATTACTAGAGCCTTGGTTGTATTTCCAAGAGCATTGTTAAAAAATTCATCGGTTCCTGTAGATGCTGTTCCTTCAAACATTCCTGATAAGGAAACAGTTCCATCTCGGTGACCTGTTATGTAAGTCTTAGCGCTGGTTCCGAAAGCGGAAGTCTCAGCGGTATCGACTGTGGTTGATGCGCTTGCATCATTAAAGTAAGTCGAGAAATCAAACTCATCAATGAAAACATTTACATTTTTACCGTGGCGAAAGGTAGGCATTATTTCTCCTCAACTGGTCTTTGATGAGGAGTACCATCTTGAACAAAACCATCGCCATCGCCATCTGTAGCGTCGGGGTCAAAAGCAACTTCTTCGGTTTCTGTCTTTGCTTCGACTATTGGCTCTGCTTCAACTGCTGGCTCAGCCTTTGGTTCCTCTATAGGGGTTTCAACTTTTTTTGCTGGCTTGCTGGTATCTTCGATGACACCTGATTCAAGAAGCCACTTGACTGATTGAGGTGGTAAATCGGTAACGACATCCCCTGCTTCAGCGCGTTTATTAGGTGGGTAATCAATACCCTGTAGGACTCTATATTGAGCCATCTAAACCTCCTCCGTGACGGCACATAGAAAACCCGAGTGACCGTCAAGGTCACTCGGGACACGGAAGAGACGAAAAACTCAGGCGACTAAGCGCACATTGAGTTTAGTATAGCGTATTGATTATTTTATGATTGTGCTGTTTTCGGGAGTAAAGAACGGAACTGCTGGAACTATGAAGGCGCTTGGATTCAAACCTTTTCCTAAGACAACCTTGCCCTTGGCTTCCACAATAATTTCGGTGTAGCCCTTCTTGGCTATCGCCTTATCGCCTATCCCGACCCATTCAATGATTTGAGCATCTCTAACCGCCAAGTCTGCGAACGAAGCAAAGACCGCAAAAGCGTATCCAAACTTTGTGGCAATTTTTTTGTTTGGAACCAACTTGCCATCTTTATCACCTAGGGTTGCAAAACCCCAAAGATAATTATTCTCGGCTAAATCTGCTTCTTGTAACAATAAACTCGCTGAGCAATCTGAAGCCCATTGAGATAGAAACCCGTCTGTATCGCAACGCTCAAATGAGTCTAGCGAATTTTGTCGGGCTTGCTTTGCTTTCTCTCGTAACTCATCTGCCTTTGTAGTCATTATCCGTTGTACTCCCCTCGGCTTCTCAAGATTTCGCGCTCGCTAACATTGTTAATAATTTGTCCTCTTTCAACAGCCACATTCTCTCTGCTTAACAAAGCCTCTATTTCAGCGATAGTTTCTTTCAAAGTAAAGTTCACGCTGATTCTGTAACTTGTTGGCACGACTGCTTTAGCATTGAAAGAATTAACTTTGTAACTGAACTTGACACCAGCACGGCTATAACCGCCACGGATTCTTGTTTTGTGTCCACGCTCTTGAGT